AAACACAGGATCTACTTGGAAGACACCTACAACAGGTACATTAGTTGTAACTGGTGGTGCAGGAATTTCTGAAAATCTTAACGTTGGTGGTACAACCCACTTGAATGGTAATGTTGAGATAGATGGCACAGTTGATATTGATGCAAACTTTGCAGTAAGATCTGGTACAACTGATAAATTTACAGTCGCATCAAGCACAGGTAATACAGTAATCGAAGGTACATTAGATGTACAGTTAGAAACTGAGATAACAGATAACTTAATAATAAAAGCAGACAATAAAAAGTTTGATATCCAAACTGCTGCTGGTGTCAGTAAGTTTGAAGTAGATACTGACAATGGTAATATACACACAGATGGTACTCTTGATGTAGACAGTGGTGTTACACTCAACAGTACTCTCGATGTTGATAACAACGTTACATTAAATGCAGAATTAGATGTTGATGGCAACTCATTATTCCATAACAACATCACTCTTGATACAACTGGTAAGAACTTTAAGATCACAAATGGATCACAAGATAAGTTCTCTGTTCTATCTACAAATGGTAATACAGATATCAGAGGTACATTAGATGTAGGATCTAACGTAGTATTAGAAACTAACCTACAAGTAAATGGTAATACTACATTAGGTAACCAAGCATCTGATAATCTTACAGTAAATGCTGACGCTGTATTTACAGATAACCTTACAGTTAATCAGGCAGTAGATTTTGATTCTACTCTTAATGTAGATCAGGCAGTAGACTTCAATTCAACTCTTGTAGTTGATGGTCAAACTACAATTTATGATTCTCTAATCTTACAGTCTGACAACGAAGTATTCAATATTAATAATGACGCTGCACAGACACAGTTCTCTATTGACTTTGATAATGGTAATACAATCATTGGTAGAAGTGGACAAGGCACAGGTACATTAACAGTCCATGGTAATTCTACATTCAATGATCTAGCAACATTCACTGACAATGTAATTGTTGGTAATGCAAATACTGACACTCTCACAGTAAATTCTGTTTCACAATTTACAGATAATGTCACAGTTGATGGTAGTCTAACTGTAAATACAAACGCATTAATAGAAGGTAACCTAACAGTTAATGGAGTCACTACAACCGTTAACAGCACTACGGTTACACTAGATGACCCTATCATTACATTGGGTGGAGATACTGCTCCTGCATCTGACGACGCAAAAGATCGTGGTGTGGAGTTCCGTTATTTCAATTCTTCTGCTAAAATAGGATTCTTCGGGTGGGATGATTCTGCATTAAGATATGTATTCTTACATGATGCAGCGAACAACTCGGAGGTGTTCAGTGGTACCAAGTCAGGAATTGACGCAGGGTCCATAAAATTATTTAATACAACAAATGCAACGAATAGTGCTACTGGGACTCTCATCGTTGGGGGCGGTGCTGGTATCGGATTGGATCTATACGTCGGTGATGATCTCACAGTCGGAGACAATGGATCGTTTGGTGGAAATGTCGATATCACTGGCACGCTCGATGTAACAGATGACTTCGCTGTTGCTTCTACATTTACAGTTGATGCCCAGACAGGTAACACATTTGCTAATGGTACATTCACTGTCAATGGTAACGCTACGATTGGTAATCAGGCGGGTGACTCACACGCTGTTACTGGTACTGTACAGTTCAATCAGGCAGTAACTGGTAATGCAAGATTTAACATCAGAAACCTTAAAGTTGGTACTGATGCTGCTAACGAAATATCTACATCCTCTGGTAATCTAATTTTAGATTCTGCTGGTGGAACTGTAAATATTACAGATAATGCTGACGTAGATGGAGACTTAAATGTTGACGGTAATACTAAGGTTGATGGCACTCTTACTGTCGATGGTAATACTACTATCGGTAACGCATCAGGAGATAGTCACTCAGTTACTGGAACAGTCCAGTTTAATCAAGCAATCACCTCCACAGACATCACCGCAGACGCGATCAAGATCGGGGTCGATGCTAACAATGAAATTAGTACCACAACTGGTAACCTTATACTCGACTCACAAGGTGGTAAGGTACACATCACAGACAATGCTGAGGTAGATGGAAGTTTACAGGTAGACGGAAATACAACTCTTGGTGATGCTAGTTCAGATTCATTGACTGTCAATGCAACATCTGATTTCAATGCTGCTATTACATCAGAACAGATCACTGCTAAGAACATCAAGATCGGTGTTGATGGTACATCAGAAATCAGCACATCAACTGGTAACTTAACTCTTGACTCTGCTACTGGTGAGACTATTGTTGACGACAACTTCACAATCAATGGCACACTTGACGTTGATAACCTAACAACAATTACAGATGGTTTAACTGTCAAGGCAGACAACAAAGTTGTTGCAATCCAGACCGCTGGTGGTGTTAATAAACTTACAGTTGATACTGATAATGGAAATACAAATATACAAGGAACATTAGATGTTGCAGG